TCATTCTTCGACACTCCCGCCCTGCTCTGTCGCCTGCTCTTTTAAGGTCATTACGATTGCCTCAAATACTGTCCTTGTCGCGGCAGCAAAGCCCATGCAATACGCCTCGCTGACATTCCATGTGATTTTGTCGATTAAATTCCAGCTTGCAAAAGTCCCGGTCGCGCCCTCCTGCGCCTCCATCTTTTCCGTGCGCTCTTTGATCGCCTCCATCAGATCGAAAGTGTCCTCTTTCTGCATCGTTGCTTTTACCGTATCATAGACAGTTGCAAGCTCGTCATCGCCGGGTATTTCCAAATCAATAATTCCGTTAAAGTCGATTTTCATATTTTCTCCTTGTCTTTTCGGTGGGAGACCGGTATAATGGCGTTACCGGCCTCTCTGTGGTGGTTGGTGGTTATGGCTCTCTGCGCCTTGCTTTGGTCGGCTGTGGTGCAGAGGGCTTTTCTATTGCCTCAATCAGTGCCATGAGCCAGTTTGCAAGCTGGATTGCTCCGGCAATCGCTACGATGGTCTCCATCATGCTACGCAGAAGCGGCGGGCGGTGGTGGTCTTGGTGAACTGCGCGGCCAGATCAGGCACAGCCTTTTTCAGGGCTGCGGTGTCGATTCTGGAGGTGGTTACGGCCTTGTAGGTGATTCTATACTCCCCAGCCTGCACGCTCTCAGAATCGCCCATAGCGGCCTTGATCGCGTCCTTGATGCTCTCGGCCTCTGCCTGCGCTTCTTCAATCAGGCGTTGCAGCTCACGCAGCTCCCGGCACTTGCTTTCCATTTCGTTGATGCTCATTTTTGTTCCTCCTTGTATTTGTTGGGTAAGATCGGCGGCTGGTGGCTCTGAGTATCTATCCCTTTGGGAGTTTCTATCAAGCTTCTCCGTTCCAGCTCTCATGTTGTCGCGTTGGCTATCGACCTTCGCTCGATCTCTTGTCCCTTGCTGTGATTATATGATACTACTTAATAAGTAGATTGTCTATTGACATAATGTCTAATTATTAAGTAGAATATTTGTGCACAAATCTACTTGATAAGTATATACAAACTATGCTATAATGCGGAAAATGGAAAAGGGTGCCGTGAAACGCGGCACCCCCCGGTTACAGGAAAGAAGGTTGAAATCATGGCTGTATCAGAGGCGCAGAAGAAGAGCGCACAAAAATGGGACGCTGCAAACCTTGACCGTGTATCTATCGCAATGCCAAAGGGCATGAAAGACACAGTAAAGGCCGCTGCCGCCGCTGCCGGTGAAAGCATGAACCAGTATATCATCGGCGCAACAGAGCAGCGGATAAGCGGGGCACAGAATGCCGCAGAATCACACAGAAGTTCGAGTACTATCCTTACCCCCGACGCGCTTAAAATCGCACAGGAGGCCGCACAGAGGGCAGGAGAGGATATTCCCGCGTTTGTGTCCCGTGCAGTCACGAACCAAGACCAGCGGGACAAGGTGGCTATGTCCCTGAGAGTAGATACAAAAAAAGCCCCGGAGGAATCCGGGACTTGAGATAGTGCGGGAGCTGTCAAAAGACAGCCCCCGTGCTTTTTATTTTGTGATTTGGACAAGCTCAACGGGAATCCGGTATTCCCGGCTTCCATCCCTGTATTGCGCAATCGGCTTGCCGCCGTTGCCCTCAATCTGTGCAATCAGCCGGGGATCACAGGTGGACACATCGGCGCATTTTTCATCATTCATCCAATGAATTGTTGTTTCTCTCATTACAGTTTACCTCCCCTCAGAAGCTGGTTAAAAAGCTGATTTGCGGCCTTGCTGTCCTTTTTCTTCTCGCTCAGATCACGGGCGTACTGCTCAATCGTTGCACCCAGCGCAGAAGCGGAAATGCGTCCGGCTGCGAGGTCGCGGCGGGCGAGGTCTGCGGCCTCCGTGTCGATGTTCTTCTGATCTACGCTGTCGAGGCTCACACTGGCACGGATCGCCCTGTATGCCTCGCCTTGCGCTTTGCGCTCCTCCTGCTCCGTGCGCTGCCGCAGTTCAGCTTTCAGGCGGCTGCGGATAGATCGGTATTCGGGATTGCTGCGTTCCAGCTCGGCCTTTGTAGCCGCGTCCAGATATGCCTCCTCGCTGTCATAGTCGCTACGGCTCACAAGGTCAAGGGCGCTGCTCAAGTCAAGCCCCAAAGCGGCACGGGCTTTCTCGCGGGTGCTTTCACGGGTTTCAATGTTTGCTTCCATGTTCAAAAAATTCCTTTCGTTTTGATTATAGGTCGATAACGATAACGGTATCGCAGTCGGTCAGATATGCCCGCGCTGCCTGTTCTGTATCGAACACTTTCGTTACTGCTCCGCTGCCTCTACAGGCTGCCCATGCGCCATCCGGCAGCAGCGACATGATCGCTACGCCGTTTTGCTTCTGGGCTGCAATAGCCTGTAAAGCAGCAAGACGAGCTTTAATGCTGTTGTTCACCTATCAGCGCCTCCAATCTTTCGATTTTTCCCAAAATGTCGTTTTGCTCGGTCAACTTTAGTCCGGCTTCAATGGCAATTCTTGCCGCATTTGTCCGCGCTGCCGGAGGCGCGTTTGCGTCGTTCATAACTTCGTCCAGCGTGTCAAGCGCAGGGGAGAGCAACTGTCGTGCCCGGTTGGTCGCGCCTGATGTAAGCTCAAGGCAAGCTGCCCTGTAAGCCTTTTGAAACTCCTCCTTTTGGAGGTAGTGCCGCAGAGTGCGGGCAGATAGTCCGCACTTTCGCGCTGCCTCTTCCTGCGATTTGCTGGTTGCCAGTGCTACAACGGCCTTTTCTTCGTTTGCTGTCATGCTTGACCTCCTTTCTCCGTGTTTTTCCCTGAATAAAGGGCTATCCAGTCCGTAAGGCGCATGGTCACAAGCCAGCTTTCGCGGCTGCGGCGGTGGAATACGGTGGGTGCTCCATCCTTGAAGCGTTCACTATCCCGCTGCGCCTGCTTCATGGCCTCCGGCACATTCAACCTCTCGCGGCGTTTAACCTCGATATGTATGCCGGGTAAGCCTGTAAGGTCTGGGACTTCACCGAAGGACATAGAGCCGCCGCGCTCGATATCGTATCCATACTCACGGAGTACGGCGGCAAGCTCCCGCTCGCCGTTTGCCCCTTTACGGGATGAACTGCTTCCGCTCAAAAAATCACCTCATTTCCGAAATAACTGTGTCCCTCCGTCCCTGTAGAAGGGACGGTACCTGTCCTTCTTTATAGGAGAGGGACGGAAACAACTACTCCCGAGAGCGTCCCTCTTAGAGGGACGCAGGGACACCGGGTTATAGCAAATTTATAACGCGAACGCCCCTCGCACCGTTTGACTTAACGCCCATCTGAATGCCGATACCATAGCCAGAAAATAGTTCCTCTTTACGGGGTACAAGCTGCTTTCTGACTTCCTCTCCGGGGTTATCAACAAAGCACCCGTAAGCCGATTTTATGAGGGTGTCGTAACTGAATGTCTTGCCCTCCTGTTGACGCTCCGGCGCGTGTTCGATGATCCATGCACATAGAGGGTTGCCCTGCAGATCGGGCTTGCAGTCTATGACCTGCTGCCACTCTCCAAATATTTCGTCAAATGCAAGGCTAATCTCTCCGCCTTTTGCGTCTCTTGGGGTAAATTCCATCGTTGCCCTGCCGTCAAAGCGTTTTCCGTCTGCTACAAGGTTTATCACGCAATCAGCACTGCCGGAGATACCCATTGTCCCAGAAAGCCGCTCGAAGGAATCAGAGGCAAGCCCTGCGCCTTTCTTATCGTGATGCACGAACAGGATAGCAATATTTTCTTCAAGAGCCACTCGCTGCACCGGCTCCAATAGGGCAACATCCACATCATAAGCGTTTTGACCGCCGCTCTTGACGCTACCCCGCGCCCTGCTGAATGTGTCCACGATGATGAACCGAATAGAGGGTCGCGCCCTGTGAAGCTGCCGGAGCTTGTCCACAAGGCCGTCTGCAAGGCGTTCCGTGATGGTATTTGTAATAAACACATTTCGCGGGATTTTCGTTGACATTCTCTCGGCACGGAAAGAAACACGGCTTTTGCTGCCCTCAAGGTCGAGGTACGCCACATCGCATTGTGTGGTACTATGCCCCAAAAATGGGGAGCCGGTTGCTACGGCTGCGGCCATCTGCAACGCCATGAAGGATTTGCGAATTTTCGGCGCGCCAGACAGGAAGGTCATGCCGCAGGGAACCATGCCATCAATGATGAACTCCGGCGGCTTGCGTTCTTCCTCCGTCAGATCGGGGACTGAATAGAAACCGAAGGAGGCGAACACATCCGGCGCAAATGCTCCGTTCTCGCTCAGTCGTTCAAAATCGGCTCTATCCATTTTGCGATTGCCCCCCTCTCCCGGTAAATTTGCGCTTGATCTTCCGCTGTCCCGTTGGCCAGCGTGTCCGCATAATATTCAATGGTCGCTTGCATCCGCACCGCTGCGGCCTCCTGCGCGGTAAACTCCCCGCCGTGCTTCAAGGCAATATGTGCTACTCTGCAGGCGGCATTTAGCTGCCGAATAAATCCGCTGCGCCATTTCTCAAAGGCTTTATGTGCCTCCGCTATTTCTTGGCAGCGGCGGGCTGCATCCCGCTCTGCTTGTGTGGGTTGCCGGTCGAGCGGGAGCGTAAGCCCAAAATCGGCATTCAACCGCCGAACTGCGCCCATAGCGTCAAGCCCCAGCAAGCGGCCTGTAAGGTCGATGCTGTCACCCTTGATGTCGCATACCCAGCAGCAGAAGCGGCCATTCTTGAAGCTCATAGAGGCGTGTTTATCGGCATGGAAAGGGCATAATGCCCAGCCTTTACGGTCAAAAGTTAGCCCGTAGTGTCGGGCTGCATCCCGCGCTGATACCCGCTCGCGCGTTTCTCGGAATACATCAGTCAAGGGCGCACCGCCTGACTGCGTTTGCCGTCAGCGCGATTTCACGGGCGCGGCTGAACATCGATTTTGTGAACCTCTCTACCTCCGCCGGATTTGCGGGAAGAAAATAGCCGGTTGTTCCGCCAACGCTGGATAGGATGGGGATACCGGCGCGGCGCTCCCGCTCGATCATGCGGCGCACTGTCCGCTCATCGAAACTGGTCATGCTACACAAGTCACGGAGCGGGACGGCGTTCTCTTGTCCCCTGCAAAGCAGATCGGCAATTTTCGGTTGACGGTCACCATCCGCCGTGTTAGAATCCAAATAGGAAATAGCTGCCCCGCTAAAAGCCGCTGTTCCTGCTGCCCGCTCCATCGTTGCCGCGATGGGGTGGGCTTTTTCTGTTGCACTCACGCATTTGCTCCTTTCATACTCGCCGCGCTTTCCGCCTCCAAAGATCGAAGGAATAACGGCATACAGATCCGATACTCGCCGCCGCACATAATATGCGGAATCGTCCCGGCCTTGCAGCCCTCCCGAATAAAACCTTGTGCAAGACCGGTTAGGCGGCTTGCCCCTGTAATACTTTGGTAAGGCGCATCAGGACTTGTCTTTCGTCTCGGCATGGGTGGGTTCCTCCTTTCTTTCGGCGGCTTTTCGTTCCCAATACCGCTTATTTTTTTCTCGGACGCGATCGGGGTTTTTCCGCCGCCACTCTCTCATGTATTCCCTCTGCGCCTCGCGTGCGGCATCTGTAAGGGCTGACATCTGAGCTCCTCCTTTCTTTTTTCTGTCTTTATCTTACTCTTGACACGGTAATAACGCTATGCTATTATAGCGATAGATTGATATAGATTTAAGGAGGAATATCAAATTGAATGATATTTACGAGCGGAATATAAAATTTGGAAAGAGACTGGTAAAGGAAAGAAAAAAGGCGGGCTTAACCCAAGCCGGACTTGCAGACAAAATTGAAGCAAAGACAGAAAAAAGGCCAGAGCAGAACACTATTTCAAATTGGGAAAACGGGAAATCGTTTCCTGGCAGCATTGACACAATATTTGCATTGTCTCGAATCTTTGCTTGTGATTGCGGCTATCTGCTTGGAGACTATGATGAGCGTACACATGATTCGATGGACATTTGTAAAGCAACAGGGCTTTCAGAGGAGACGGTAAACTTGCTTTGCAATCTGAGAGCATGGGGAGTTGAAAAAGAATTAACATCCGTGGTTGACGCACTAATATATGATTTTAGGTCGGCGGAAAAGAGCAAGGACATAGCGCCGCTTGTCTATTTAATCAGTTGGTTTTTACAATATCACGGAGGGAATAGCGGAACAATGCGCGTCCTTCCTGATGGTACAATCAAAGACAGCGGTGATGCTACTGGCTACACATCAAGCACATTAAAGCTTAATGACCGCATTATCGAAAATGCAGCTCTGACAGAAATTGAGCAAGGTTTGATCTCCCTGAAAAAGCGCATTTTGCGAAAGGAGCGCGGGAAAAATGGCAAGCACTAAGCTGATGGAAACAAAAGACGGGAGACGCTTTTTCAAGATCAGCGTTTCCCGCGGATATGGCAAAAGCCCCTATACAATGCGCTGGTACTGGCCTGACGGTTGGAGCAAGCGGACAGCCGAAAGAGAGCTTGCGAAACAAGCTGCTGCTTTTGAGCTGAAATGTAGTCAAGGGGAAGTTCTAAACCGTGAGGAGGAACGCCAAAAAGAGGCAGAGGAGCGTGCAGAGGCGGCAAAACTTAAAACACTACGGCAATATGCTGATGGTGTTTTTATGGCGACAAAAGAAGCCACATTCTCCGAAAACGCACGATCAAGTTACAGAATGTTCTTCGACAAGCATATTTACCCGGTGCTGGGCAATATGCTCTTAACGGAGATCACCCCGGCGATTGTGTCAAAGATGCTGGTTGACTTTCAAAAGGCGGGATATGCTCACGCGACAACGGTCAAACTATATAACATCCTAAACGGTGTTTTTGAAATGGCGTTCCTTGATGACAGCATTCCCATGAATCCGATGCTAAAGGTGAAGCGGCCAGCACCGCGCAAGGATGAAGCGCCGAAGGACGAGAGCGAAAAGGCATTAACAGTAAAAGAACTGAGCTATGTACTGGCTTGCGTTGAGAATGAACCGTTGAAATGGCGGGTATATGTTAACCTTGCCGCTGACACTGGCTTGCGGCGTGGTGAGTGCTGCGGGCTTCAATGGTGCGATATTGACTTTAAGGGTGGAACAATAACCATCCGGCGCAATCTGCAATATACGGCTGCGGTAGGCGTGTATGAGACAAGCCCCAAAAATGGCAGGTCGCGCACGGTTGATGTCGGCGGTGATGTGTTGGGACTGCTTCGGCAGCTATGGGCGGAACAGTCTCAAACCTGTGTTTCTAAATGGGTATTCACGCAGGAGGGAACGCCTGAACCAATGCACCCGCAATCGCCTACCCGATACTTCAAAAAGTTTGGGGAGAAATACGGGGTAAAAAATTTTCATCCGCATTTACTCCGGCACAGTTCGGCCAGTATCGCAATCACCAACGGCGCAGATGTAGTCAGCGTGTCCGAAAGATTAGGCCATTCCGATACAGCGGTTACACTTCGGATGTACGCCCATGCGAATGAGGAATCCATCCGGCGAGCGGGACAGACAGTCAGAGATGCATTAAAGGCACAGACCGGATAAAAGAAAAGAGCGACGCGGTTGCGTCGCTCTTTTCAGAAGTATTGAGCAAAGTATTGAGGTACAGGCTAAAAGTATTGAGGTAGAGTAAAATCAAGCTATAACAAGTTACAACAAAGAAAATCTCAAAAGTGTTGATATTGCTTAGTTTTCTGACAGCAAGTTATAAACGAAACGGCAAGATACAACAAGGTAAAATATAATTGGTAAGGATGAGGTCGGCGGTTCGAATCCGCCCAGCAGCTCCACGCAAACCCTGTAACCGCAACGGTTACAGGGTTCTTGTTTTATCCGCCAACACAGGAAAAATGCGGTTTGACTACTATTTGACTACTGGAACGCATTATTCAGCAAAAAAACGCAGTGCTCAGCTACACTGCGTTTTTTCATTTCCGCTATTTCTTCGGATCGAGGATGCTTTCCAACGCAGACGCTGCGCGGCGGTCTCCTTCCCGCAAGGCGTGGGTGTAGATGTTCAGGGTGGTCGATGTTTGGGCATGGCCCAGGCGATTGGCCACTGTACGTGGATCCTGATGCCCTTCCGAGATCAGCAGTGTGGCGGACGTATGGCGCAGGCCGTGGAACGGAATACGCGGCAGCTGGTCATCCGGGCCGTGATCGGCGTTATACTGCGCAATGATCGTTTGCAGGGCATGATACGGTGTTGAGTAATTCATCATACGGCCATCCTCCTGAATGAACAGGAAGTCCTCGCCTTTCCAATAATCACCGACCTTCCGGCGGTATTCCTCCTGACTTTCCCGCAGCTGCTCAAGCTGCACTGTCAGGGTATGAGGAATGGTAACTGTCCGGTAGGAACTCTTCGTTTTTGGCGCCTTGATGAACGGCTTGCCTGCTACCATGGTCACCGCCTTGGTGATACTTACCGTGTCGGTGGTAAAATCGACATCCGGCCACTTCAATGCCAGGATCTCTCCTTTACGCATCCCACTGTAAATCGCCAGACTGAACAACACTTGCAGTTGACGGCTGACGCGCTTCTGGTTTATGTATGTCCCCACCATGTAGGGAATCCCTGTGTCATCCGTACGCTGATGCCCTTTTACCTCCCATGTGTGCGGCTGCTCGATATAGTGCAGGAAGGATACCGTTTGCTCCGGCGTGAAGAACTTGATATTGTCCGCGGTATCCGGGGCGGCAGCGGGTTTTACATTGTTGCAGGGGTTTCTCTCGATCAGCTCCCACTCTACGGCGGTGCGCAGGATAGAAGACAGCACGTTATGCGTCTTATATATGCTGGCGCGGCTGTAGCCTCCGCTTTTACCATCCTTGCGGGCACCGTCCTTCCGCATGGACAGGTAAAAGGTGTTCAGCGTGTGAGGGCGGATCTCCGTCAGCTTCAGGTGTCCCAGAGCCGGAAGGATCTTATCGCGCAGTTCCTCACGGTATTTACACACTGTCCCCGGCTGTAAGTTTATTTCTGCATATTCCGATAGCCACCGGTTTGCAAATTCTTCTAACGTCAGCTTGCGGCCGTCCATGGCGAGGCCATTTTTCACCCGCTGCTCAAAAAGCACCGCAAACTCCCTCGCCGCCTTTTCCTGCTTCTTGGGTGACATTGCCGGATCTGGTGTGAAGGTCGTCGTTTCCAATAGTTTCTTTCCTTTGACATCATACCCGCACGATACGGTGATCTGATATGTTCCGTTGCGCAGTCTGATACTGGCCATATAGCACATTCTCCTTTATGATAACTTGTATGGGGTATGGCGGCCCCTGCTTCCAGAGGCCGCCACAGCTTATTCAGGATGCATTCTCGGTCTCACATAGGAGAACGCGGCGCACGGCATCATAAGAGATCAGGGCGCGACTGCCTGTAAAGACGGCGGGGATGACAGCGTTCTTTACCCACAGGCGCAGGGTGTACTCCGAGATGTGATAGCCGTTTTCGTTAAGCTGCTTGCAAATTTCACGAATCGTTCCAACATGTAGCATCGTTTTTCCTCCTATATATCTCCTATATATTCTTTATTTCTCACTTTTTATGCGACTCTGGTGGTGGATACCCGGCGGATCTTCTGGTTTTTGCCAGACCCGAAGGTGGTGAACCCAGTACGAAATAGCTCTTTCACCGAGGGGGCGCGGATGGCTTCCTTATACTGATTCAGTGTCAGGCCGGTTTGCTCCCGAAGCTGAGCAGGTGTCGTCTCCGAACCTTCTGGGATAGCCAGCAGCGCCCCATAGAGCCGCGCCGCATTGGTCTGGATACCATTGCGCTGCTTGCTGGTGTGCAGCTTCGAGTGGCACTCCGCCGGGAGAGCATTGTGCTTCTCAAAGCGGCAGTCCCCGAAGTAGTCATGCAGCAGCGCCAACACGGCGTCCGGCGGCTGGGTGAGCCACAACTCTATGGGGGCTTTGTCACCATGACAACGAAGACGGGAGCGGAAAACCATTTGAACCAACTCGTGTGCCAGATGGATGTCCTGCATCTTTAGGGCACAAGGCTGCCGTTCCAGCGCCTCGGTGGCATGGGACAGCTCCTCGGCGTGAGAGCCATCCGGGTCGATAGCCAGTGCCCGGCGCAGATAGTCTCCCGGCTCCAACCTGGGGAGCCCAAGGCAGACTACCGCGGTGGCGTCGCGGTAGGCGTTGCTGCCGACCACACCGCCGAAGTAGGGGAGGCAGATCTCACCGTTTTCCGGGATGACGGCGGTGAATACCAGCTGCTGACATTCTTTACCCAGCAGTTCCCACACCCGCCGCGCCATCCGCTTGTATGAGACCAGAAGGACTCGCCCATGGGTTTGGGCAAGTTCTGGTAACAGTACTTGCAGCCAGAGAACCAATGCCTCCAGCGCACCTGTTGTTTGCAGGCCGGTACGGGAAGTCTTGAGGACACTGTCCCGCTGAACATGGATGGTCAGGCGGGCATAGGACTCCTGAAAGTTGGTGTCCAGCAGGGTGACGTTTGGGTTATCCGTCAGCTGGGGGATGAGCTGCGCCGTGCCGCTGAAGATAAATGTCCGCAGTGGTGTGTCAGCCCGGATGGTGTGAAGGGATGGCGAGGCCAGCTCGAAGTTTTTACCGAAGCAGGTGAGTTTTCCGTTATCGGTCAGCAGCGCCGTTGCCAGCTTGCCGGCCTTGCTGGAACGCTGTGCCTGGTATTCCTCCAGCCGTGTCATAAGTTCCGTCAGTTGGTCGTTCTTGAAGCCAGCCTGTTCCAGCTCCGAGGCCGTAAGCACAGCGGAACGCCGGGTTTTGCCGTATTCACAGCGCTGCAGCCGGTCAAACGGTATGCGCAGGGCGTGGACGAAGCTTTCGAGCGTTCGCTGCTTTGCATAGCGATCCTCGCGACTGTAGCTGGGGCGCATGTCCAGCAGCTCTCCCTCCGCCTCGTTGAGGCTCTGCGCGGAAACCACGTCCTGACGAACCAGCTCCGGAGCCTCATCGATAAGCAGCAAGGAGCGGCGATGCTCGGTGCCGTCCGCCTCGAACCATGCGGTGAAGGGCGTCAGGTCAGGCAGATGCTCGGCCAGACGGGCATGAAGCAGGATCAGAATGGGGGTCTCACCCAAACCTTCCATGGTATGCAGGAGGGGGCAGTTAGCAGCTTCCCGGCAGGTATGACGTGGGCATTCGGCGTAAGTGCGGGCTTCACCGGTCAGGCAGCGCCCTTTTTTCAGGTTATAGTCGTTTACGGCGGAGAGTAGCCGCGCGACCGGCGGCTCCCCCGGTTCGAGCCCGCGGTTGCAGAGCACCTCCAGCTCATCTCCCTCGGCGGTCTTTTCCACCACGACGATCACCCCGGCCAACCGTTTGGCGATAGGGTCGGACATGTTGCGGAATACCGACGCGAGCACCGTCAGCAGCGCCCGCAGCAGCGTCGATTTGCCGCCGCCGGGAACAAGCGGGACCGCCGTGATGCCCTGACGGCTGTCGTCCAGGACCTCGTCCACGATGCGGGACAGGGCATCACGCTGACCAAATATATATGTTGATCCGCGTGTGGAAAAGTAATGGTCCAGCGCCTCCATCACCCGGCCGTGAAGCCGCTGAGGGTCGTCCTTCGCGCGGGGCCGCAGTTGAGCAAATTCTTCGTCCCGAACCTCCCGATCCTCCGAAGCGGCGGGCGCTGCATCCGGGAAAATCGTTGTCAGCACTGAATTTTTCATCGATCTGCGCCTCCCTTCTCCGCTTCGGCGCGGCGCTCCTCCCCCGTTTGGGAGAGGAGGCTGCCGAATCGGTCTCCGAACAGCTTTACGAGTTCGCTCCGCACCTCAAGCGGTAGTTTTGCCAGTGGCATACTCAGACAAGGCAACTTTTCAGGTTGGCCTTCCGGCGCCTGTCCCCGTGCGTAAAAAGCATACCGCCACGACGTGTCCTTCCCCTCTGACCGAAAGGGCACGCCGGCCTCCGTCAACGCCCGCTGGAGGTCTACCTCTCCCGGGACGGGCCTTCCGGCCGCATAGGCGCGGAAGGCAACGGCGCGGGGCAACGTCAGGCTGGGTGTCGTTCGATTGACCAGGTGGAGCCGGGCCACGGTGTCGGTGCAGCCGGGCTTCTCGACGACGCGGGCTGTGTTCTCACGGAGATACGCCAGCAGGAAGGTGTAGAACGCGTTCGCTTGGCACATATCCACCGCACCCGAATTTGGGCCGTCTGGCTCCTTAAAGCCGAGCCACGCCGCATATCGCTCTGCAGCGGATCTTGCTTCTCCATCAGCAAGGATTCCCTTTCGCATCGCCCAGTCTAGGAACAACATAACAAGAGCTAACACCGCACACCACAGCTCGTGTTCACCCTGTGCAATGGAGCAGGAGCGCCCGCCGCCGTTGGCGCGGATGGCGTCCGCCCAGCGTTGTGGGTGGTCGCCCTTCTCCAGCCAGCGGACGAACCGCTGTATCACGGGCGAGGCATCCCGGAGCTCCGGAACATCATCTGACGTTCGGTAGGCCAGATCATCGGCCACCAGCTTCACCGAAAACTGTCGGTCACCAGTTGAGACCGTGATCGGTATGATTAGCGGTGAAAGCTTCAGAATTTCCCGGCGAACCGAAACCGGTAGGTCAGGTGCGAATGCCGTCGCACAGCCTACGTATGGTGCCCAAAATTTTACGCGTTTGCCGACCGAAAAGGTCGCCGCCTTCCCGCCAATATAACGACAGACGCTGGCCTCCGGGGCGGCAGCGCCGACCCGAAGCCGCGGCCGGAGGATCCAGGGGCGCTTCAGATGCCAGCCGTCGCCGGACCACCGCTCCGCCCCCTGGAGGGCGTTGAGCACGTGGCCTACCGATTCGGGAAGCCGAAGCGCCCCGCCGATTTGGATGGCTGGCAGGGCCGTGCCTGCCTGTACCGTATACAGCGGGGAGACCTGAGCCAGCAGCGCCAAAGCCAGCAGCTTCGCACCTGCCCGGGGCTCGGCAACATGGTTCGGGAAGTCCAGCAGCCGCCGAACCGCCTCACGAGAGGCCTTTTGGCCCAGCTTGTCCGCCTTGGCGGTCAGCTTGATGCGGTTATCCGCCTTGACGACAGCTGAGGTAGGAGTTAGAATGGCACTATCTTTTCCCTCGGCGGCAATGAAGCGCAGCCGATGCGCTCCAACAATTGTAAATTTCGTGTATTCAGTTTTCAAAATGCACGACTCCTTTCGAAGTTCTTTGATCTAGATCGACCCTATTAAACCATGTGTTGGACATATATGCATCAAGTGTATCGGATTTCGGCGTTTTTCCGTTTTCGCAAGCCAAGGCCAAAAACGAGGAGGTATGTACTATGGGCAGTGAGTTTTTCAAGCTGATACCGAAGAATTCCTCCGGCATCGACCATACCGGCCCCGGTGGGGCAGCTTCTCATGAGCCCGCAGACGAGGCAAGCATCGAGGACATTCGGAAAATTCAGGAGGAGCTTCTCGCTGATTGCTGCGGAGAGAACGAACCCGCCCCTGAAAGATATGCCTGGCTGCTCAACAAGACGTTGTTCGTTTACAAAAAGCGTTACAGGTACGTGGGGGAAAGCTCCGCCGCGATCCTTAAGACCATAGCGGACAGGAGCGCGCTTTTCTTTGACTACGATCCTGCCGCAAAAAACAGCTATCTGAACAGAGGGGCCATCTCCAATGGCCGCATCGATAAGAAGACGTACATTGACATCAGAGACAGCGCTTTAGCGGACTTCTGTCAGAGTCTGAACGCAAAGAAGGGGCAGCCGTTTGCGCAAAGAGCAAGAGATACGGCCCAGCGGCTGATCGACCAGATAGAAGCGGAACGCAGGCGGGCTGGCAGGAGCTTGGCCCAGTGGCTGTATACAGATGCCCACATGAAAGTGCCTCGGCGGAATTATGCGGAATTGAAGGAGCTTTACGCCAGAGAAAATCCTGATAACAAAACGCCAACTCCGGCGCAAATCCGCAAGAAAATAAGGGATGAGCAGATCGCCTATCACACTGAATTGCTAAGCGATGCAGTTCTGCATCAGGACTATGGTCGCCTTTTAAGCGGAGCAGAGGATGCTGCGCTTTTGGCGGACAGCGATTTTCGCTCGGCGTTTTTGGACCATGTTCTGCTTCCGCTCATTCGGCAATATAAGTACTGGCAATCATGGAAAGAATATCCTTTGGAAGAGTGTGATCCCAGCGCTCACAATATTGCCGAATTTTGCGAGCGAATGGGGGAAATACATCGATTACAGGAGCGGGCAAAAGAACTAGCTTTGAAACCGAATGCCAAGATGTATTCTTTGATATTCAATGAACCAATCAACGTAGTACCCGATGCCGATTGCAGCGCCCACCTTTCTTCGAAGGCCATCGATGCGATACTGAAATTCTATCAGGATATGGGTAAAACCGACATCAGCGAGCGAGACAAAATCAATCTGTCCAGCAATATCTCCACCCTGTCGGTATCCAGCGCAGCGTGTAGCACAGATGCCAGATTCCCTATCATGGCGATGCTCCTGATTGCCCGATATAAACGTCAATTGCTTAACCCCAAGGCCCGGGTACGTGCTTTCGGTGACGAAAATGATTACAACAGCCCCTATTTTGGTAAAAGCATCGCGCCCAGTCAACAGCGCTTGCGGTATCTGAAGCTGCTTTGCACATTATGCACGCAGTTGGAAATCAGCGAAAAGGACACAGCGCACAACCTCAATGATTTTATCTGCTTTTTCGGTTGGCAAAAAATGTCTGACGAGGAGGTTTGGCTGTGGCGATCGCTTGCTCTGCAGTATGGATATGAGAATATTCCGGCGGTAGGCGTATCGCTTCGCATGTATGAATACGGGATGGACTGCCTGCCTGCAAGCTATTTCGACCTGTCCTGCCGTTTGATACGGCCACTGAAACAGGAGGCTTTTTTAGAACTGTGCCGCAAAAATGAGGCACAGCTGCGATCTGCCTACCAGATGACAGCAAACGCTATCCGCCTGTTTGCTACCCAATATATAAGCCTCTGGAGTAAAGCGTGGTTCTACCGGGTCGAGCGATATAACACGCTCAAGGAAGAGAAAGAAAAGACCGGTGATTTTTCACAGATTTATAAAGCAATCGACTTATCCAGGTTCAGGCTTTTCGTAGACGCCGCTATACCATATAAAAAAACACGTTCTGTTCAGCAGCCTGGAGATGAATGGTCTTCGCCCATACATGGAAGGGTGCTGTCTCCGCCGGAAATTCCAGCAAAAAGGATCGTGAGGCAAATGTACGGAAGAACGGATGAGGAACGTCAGGAGCTCCGGCTGCTGTTTGCGGAGCTCCTGACGCGAGAGTATATCAGGAATCAGGCGCTGAAGGACTTATTCAAGAAGGCAGATGCCATCTGTGGAACACATACATCCGCCTTTTTCAAACTGAAAAATCTCCAGGGTGGTTTTGCTATAAGAAAGAACCAACAGACAACCCCCTCGGGAAAGGATGACCGTGTGAGGTAAGCATAGGGGCCTGTCGGCCAGACGGATTACGCAGTAAACAAGGCTGGCCGAACACGGACATCGTTTCCTGAGAGTACGATAGTATTTGTAGGTGTTTGGTTATTTCCGTGTGTTCTATATACCCTGCGAGAAGAACAAGACAGGTGAAGAGTGCTGCGCAGCACTCCTCGCCTGTCTCCTTTTTATATACCAGGTTCCTCCACCGGTACACAGATAATCCGCCCGTTGACGTTGACGAAGAACTCCGGCTTGGCAAAGCGCTTCAGCCAATAGTCAACCTGCTCGTCCATCAGAGAGGTAAAGCTCTCGCTGTCCGGCGGGGCGCCGCAAACGAAGAATGTGCCCGCGATGATGTCGTAAATTTCTCCCTCCTCATCCCGCAGGGCGCGGTTCAGCGGCAGGTTCAGCAGCTTGCCCTCGTCATTGCAGATCAAGGCTGCTCCTCGTCCTCCTGGCTCGTAGACAGCCTCAATATCGCCACCAACACAACGGCGCATACTTTTAAGATCATGCTCCAATTCGGCTTCATACGGTCTTTTTCCTCCTTCGACAATTATAATTCGCATATTTTATACCTCCCCACCGCACATCAGTTCCTCGATCTCCTCCGGGCACATGCCGTAGTGCAGAAAGGCATCAATGTCATGGGGGTCGTACCCATAGGCAGGGGCAATCGATTTCAGATCACGAACGTACTCCGTATCCTCGGCATATACGTCCCAATGCGGCCAACTGAAGGACATTGCGCCATTCCACAGATTGCAGGTATCGAACTGCTCCACGGTATAGCGGCCATGACGGTCGATGCGCAGGATATCACCGGCCTTCGTCACTACCTCCACCTGGCGATCTGCACGGGGCAACCCCTTCTTGAGACCCTTTTTCAGGATCACCTCCGTGCTGGCATAGGCGTAGAGCCCCAGCCGTGGGAAGTGGTATAAGGTCAAGGGGTTGTTGCCCCTAACGATATAGAGGTTATCCCGTTTATCCAAGATCGTCAGCGTCAAAGTGCCTTCCAAGGCTTCTGCTGCGGTGCGGATGGCGGAGAAGTTCAGTTTACCCTGCTGCTCCAGTAGTTGCACGGCGATGTAAGAATCCGTCTCGATGTTGGTATCGGGCAATTTTCGCTCCTGCCGAAGTTCCTTGTCGTTATACAAAATGCCATTATGAGCGAGAGCAAAGGGAATGCCTGCCGCACCCACGAACGGGTGATTATTGCAATTTTTCTTCTCGTCCCCCTGGGTGGTCATGCGGGTATGCCCCATGACGCAGCGAGTGTTCTCCGGCAGGCGGAAGCGCATCAGGTGAGCAGGCCACGGGCGTTTATACACCGCCAAATGTCCGTCGCAGTTGTAAGCTATCCCGGTGGCGTCTGTGCCCCGTGCCTCGCTGGCGGTGGCCAGTGCGGAGATCAGGCGACGCTTTTGGGCGGCAGTCAGGCCACCCTTGTAATCATAAACACCAAATAAGCAACACATTAGATTTCTCCTTCCGCCGCAATCGGCTCATTGACATATAAGTTCCGTTCTTTCAGGTATTGAATCAGATCCGGCTCCTTAATGCCGCTGACGAAGTTACTCCAGGAAAGGTCCCGCAGCTCGTCATCCGACAAATGGAGAGCCACATCGCAGATGTGATCCACCATCTGCAATGTGGCAAGAAGTGTGCTCAGTTTCAATGTCCCACGGAACATGCGGAACTCGATGGTATCGCAGTTGGTCAGGTTGACGCAGGTGTACCGGCTCCCAGAGCCCTTTTTGACATGCTCCAGCATCTCATGGGGCTGGTCACGGTAGCCGTACCGCGCCGCCCACTGATCCATCTGGCGCTGCGTCCGGCGAGAGAACCGCAGCAGCTCCCGCCAGTGGCATTCCACGAAGAACAGCACACGGGCAATGGCGCTGTCCTGCGCATCATAGCTATCCCCGAAGGCTTTCCGGGACACATGGACGTGCAGGCCACAGGTGCCTGCCTGGTGAGAGAGATAACCCTGCGCAACGGCCTCGTGCAGCACCTCATCCCAGGGCATTTCGTGGAGCTGGTACTCCAGCGACATGGGGTGCGTCACAATCTCAAAGCCGTCGTCCAGACTGCCATCGTGCTTGCAATAGGCAAAGGAGTGCTTTCGGTTGGCGATGTTCAGCAGTGCCGAAGCGTTCTCGTTGTCCTCACCGGCGCCGTCGATCTCCAGCTCCACACCAAAGAAGCGAGGCCCGGTGCCATAGAAAATGGGGCGGGGCTTGAAATAGTAATCATGGATAGTGCTGTTTTCAATATCGGAACAGCAGTCGCTGCAATAGGGATCGTCGTTGTCGTAAGGATACCAGCAACTATCAAGGGAAATGAGGCTGCCGCAGCGGGTACAGCGGGTGTAATTGCGGTCATAGCAGTCAGGGCAAAGGGGCGAGGCAGCGGTGTTGCAGTTGTCCCGATGCCAGAAGCGGGTGCCGCAATCGGCGCAGATCTCTGTCATGCTATCCAGACAGTCCGGGCAAAGCAGGCGGTCACGGAACTCGATCAGATTTTCTGAGGTACAGCCGCAGCGTGAGCAGGTGCGAATAGGTGTGGTCAT